AATAGTCTTGCCAGAACTATCCGACAAGCAGCTATCCAAGTGGAAGGACGCTGTATGCAATCCTCCGGTTCCTAACGATGCGCATCTTTCTTTACGCATTGATCTTGATCGCTTGGAAAGCGATCTTGTTAGTAGAGTGGGCTCTCGCCCATTCTTCGGACCGGACGATGTTAAGGGTACTCGTATCCCTGTGGGATATGAAACCTTTTCCATCAAGCATTCCAATGGGTACCCAGACCTCGGTGATCTCCACCGTGCCTGGGAGCACTCTATTGTGAATGCGCCTGTGGCCTCCTGGTATTACCAGGAGCAATCCGGTGTTAATATCCCTACTGTTTCGAAGCAGAGGGGTAGGGTTCTTCTGAACAAGTTTGTCAAGTCTGCACCAGACTCTAAGCATCGCTTAAAGCTGGATAAGTCAGGAAGACTTGTAAAGAAGGCTGGACGTGTTGCAACTGTTAAGGAGTACCCTATTGGGTCCATTTCCTTTCTTCAGCAGCCCTCGGGTAAGTTGAGAACAGTTGCAAATCCTAATCGGTTTGTCCAGTGGCAACTTGAGCCACTGGGCGCCGTACTTTCGGACTGGGTTAATTCGCAGCCCGATGTGTACGTTCTTGATCAGGAAGCTGGTATCCAGTGGATCCAGCGACAGCTTACATATGGTAAGCACATGACCAGCGCGGACTTGTCATCCGCTTCAGATACCTTGGACTACAAGCAGATCACTTCTTTGCTCAAGTCTAAGGATCACCCTTCATTAACACGCGCCGTTGAGTACTTTGAGCGTTGCTCAAGTGCTCCTTGGGCTGTTTCCGACTGGACGGCTCGGGACTTCTTAGGTTCCGATTCGATAAAGTGGAAACAGGGTCAACCTCTAGGACTACGTCCTAGTTTCCCAATCCTGACCATGACGAATCTTCTCGCAGCTCGGAAAGCTGTTGAGATCGTTGATGGCCAGTACACAGGGACGAAGAAACTGTTCGCTATCGTAGGTGATGACATTGTCATTCCAACACGATATGCTGCAGCGTATTCGAGTGTAATTTCGTCGCTTGGGGGAATTGCGAACATTGAGAAATCAATGTCCTCCGACAAACGCGCGGAATTCTGTTCAAGAATCATTGAGCGAGATACTGTGTATCGTCTCAAGCCGAGGTTTATCCTCGACAATGATCCTCAGAACATCCTGACTTATCAGGACACTAAGGTTCGACCAAAGGTTAAAGGATGGATCCGTAATATGTCTCGTAGAGTTGGTTCTTACCATCTCATCGAGTCAGGGGTTATTCCCCCATATCACGGTGATCTCCCTAAACCTCTTTCCAAGAAACAACTTGCTGACGCAGTCCTCTCCCTATCCGAGGGAAAGACTCCTGACCTACAACCAGTTAGTTTCGTGACTAGCTGGTATGCAGGCAGGGTTACGCGGCAACCCGATCATGTATTGAGGAGAGCTCGCTCTCCTCAGCCACGAAAGGGCTACAGCAAGTTGACCTCCCAAGAGAAGGTAAATCTGTTCGCACAGAAGAACCCTTCCTTGGACCTCGACAGAATCGAGGCGTCACTGGATTATGCAGGTAAACCTGCATATTTCAGGTCTGATCGGGAGAAAGTAGAGAAGCTTGCTTCCCTACTCGATCAGCTTGCCAGTGACACTCGTCTCAGAGGACAGGTCCC